GTATGCTGGATAAAAATATTTTGCAGTAGAAAACGCACCAGACGAAGTTAATTTAAGTGCGTACGCATTATTATCTGTAACAGACCTAATACCAAAAGTAACAACATTACCTGCACTATCTACGGACAATGTTAGAGGAGCTAAGGCCGGTGAGCCAGAGGAACTATCGGTAGTTAAAGATAGGAAATAGACCGTCGCAGGGGGGCTACCGCCCCCGAGTCTAACAACGTGATGTGGTAGGCTAAGGCCAAATCCAAAGGACACTTAGTATATTCCGATTAAGCTTGTTGCGCTTGTACCCGTAGACCATACGCGAAGTACTTGTACAGGTAATACTGATCCTGCAACAAGCCCACTAAACGTAACATTGTCCCCATTTGCAGTAGTAACTTGGATAGCAGAGCCACCAGAAGTACTACCAACATAGACAACAGCTACATTCTGTAGGTTTACAGTATCGCTTGGTGTAATGGAGAAAGCTCCCGCAGGGTACTGCGGGAACGTAGGACTGTAATTGGTTTTAGTACCCATTTCATACTCCTATGAAGCTAAGTTAATTAAGCTTGAACAGAAGTTGGGGTGTAAGTACCATCGGAATTACGGACGATGTAGCTAATTTCTAGAGTTGCTGCACCGACAGCGCTTCCGACAGCTTGTGTAAACGATACGATTGCATCGCTGGAACCCACATTAGCAAGCAGAGCAGCACCAGCAGCATTATTAGCGCCCAAAGTAAAAGAAGCACGGCCTGTGTTACCATAAGTAATACCTGCAGCAGTAGCAGCAGTATTAATCGCTGTACCATTTACAAAGAAAGAAAACGTAGGGGTAGATACAGTATAAGCTGTAGTTACTAAGATCTGAATAGACTGAATCAAAGCACCAGCAGGGAGTACCGCTAAAGTAGTCTGAGCAGTTGTATCCGCTGCAGTAATTGCTTTGTTTTGATAGGAGTGCGTAGCACCCATATTGCGGATTTGACCAGCAGTAGTACCAGTCGTATTTTTAACAGTGCCCAGTAGCCAAGGGCCTAAATGTGAAGCCATACCCATAATTTTAATCCTCTATGCACGAGTTGCCATACCATCTGTGCATCGTCCCCTAGGCGGGCTGGTACGGCGGTTGAAACCTAGAATGTGGATATTATATACACTAAATATAGAACTGTGTCAAAAGAAAAGGGGGCCGAAGCCCCCTAATCTAGACCTATTAGGTCGAACCGGCAGATCCGAAGATGCCTAGTGGATCACTCCAGCCGAAGCTATAACGCTCGCGGCTCTTGTAACGCACGTTACCAGTATCGAAATCCCCGTCCATTGAGTTGGCGAGGGCTGAACGCTGGAACATCTTAAGGCCGTTAGGCACATCCGTCATCAGGAACCAGCCATTTGTATCGGTCAGGTAGTGGTTAACGGTGTAGCCTTCAGGGATTGAACCCATTGCCTTCAAGGCATTGATATCGTTATCAGTCGTACCAACACGCAATTCGGTGTCAAGTAGACGTTTAGCAACGAACATCAAGCTAGGAGGAACAACCAGCTTACGAGGCTTAGCAGCGATCAACAGGCCACGTTCATCAGTCCAGCCAGCAATTTGAATAACGGCAGCTTCCAAAGAAGTTTCGTTAAGGTCGGCTTGGGTTGAGAAAGTGTTGCTGTTGGTACCACCAGAAACGATTGGGTGTGAAGTGCTGCACAGAGCAACACCGTCACCGCCAGTATAGCTGGAGTTGAAAGCATTGTTCAGAATAGATGCACCCTTAACTTGCTTCGTGTAAGCCATAGCGCGGGCGAGAGCCTTTGTATAGCGTTTGCTCAGCGAGTCATACAGATTGTCTTCTACAGCTTCTTCCGTGATGGAGAAACCAAGAGCAATCGTTTCGTGGTTGTAACGAGCAGTCCAAGCTTCCTGCGCATTATCGTACGCAATTGCTTGACCTTCGTTCTTTACAGGAGCTGCTGAGAAACCAGACAGCTTCGTTTCTTCTTCAAATGAACGCTCAGAAGATTCAATTTCATAAATCTCTTTGTGTTCTTCACCATAGGTCTTGTACTCCAGACCGAACAAAGCGTTCAGACCGGGGAGCAATTCCTTTAATAGTTGTGCACGTGAAATAGCCATTATTTATTCTCCCCTATTAAACGCCGGTCACATTGTTATAACCGTGGTAGCTAGGATTCCAGCCAACGATTACTTCAGGATAACCGGTAAACGTAAAGTTAACTGCAGTTGATTGGTTTGTAGTAACAGCTCGGTTGAGAGTTACAGCCGTACCATTAACCGTAGTTACATAAGTGTTGTTACCATTAACGATGCCCGGACCACTGATGCTCATACCCGGTAGAATTGCAGTATTAGCAGCAGACAGAGTAATCGTAGTGCTGCTAGAAGTAGCGGCTTGAACCACGTTTACAGCGGTCTCTTGAACCAACTGAACAATACGGAATGGAGCAGTAGTAGTAAGAGGAGCAATAGCACTAGTGCTAGTTGCAGCAGCATTAATAGCCACGCCACCGGTAGCATTACCGGTAGTTAAGCTGCCTGTTCCCGGAATGTACAATGCGTTTGAACCAACATAAGCTTGGTTTACGTACTGCAAAGTAGATGTAGAAGCAGCGCCACCGTTAAGCACACAGGTCTTAAACAGTGCCAATGGATCATCTACTACGTAAGCAACAGCGTCAGTAGCAGCAGTGCTAGCCAACCAATACTGAGAACGGTTCTTACCATAAATAGGGCCGCCGGTAGTAGAATACTCGCAACCTACGAACACACCGATTGTACCTGCAACAGGCGAAGCGGAGTTATAAGTAAGAGTGGTATTAATAACGGTACCAATGTCAAATGGGGTCGTAGCCGTAGCGCCGAGTTGAACCACTTGACCATTAAACAATGAAGTGCTGTAGCCGTTCAGGATGGGGAACATACGGGTTGAACCCGCATATTGGCGACCACCTTGAGCGTTAACCGGCACTAGCCCGTAAGGGCCACTAACTGTCGGATAAGCCATAAAAGTCTCCTAAAAAATTATTTACCTTTACCAAATGAAGTCGTTGTGCGCTTCTCGCTAAAGAGTGGCATACGTTCATCATTGGTCTTCATAAAGTTATTATCTACAGCTTCCATCTGAGACTTGTTCATACGTTGGAAATATTCATTTCGCTGTTGAGCCATCTCTTCAGGGGCCTTACATAACAACAAACCCCCGATCTCAATGTTGTCTTTAAAACGACTATTTGGATCGGTCATAAGCATCAATTCTGGATGATCCGTTGCTTTCACAGCAGACCAACCTTCTCTAAACTTTGCGGATGTATTCGTGGGGTCAGCTTGACCCATCATCGAAGTCCGAATCCACCGAAACACCCAACCGGGTTGAGGCTTTGGTGAAGGTAGCGTCTCTGGCGGTGTCCAAGCCGCTTTTCGTTGCGCTGATTCTCGATTTTCCAATTCACGAGCTAGTCGATTTTCTGTATTAGTAGCCATCTTAGTTGTTCTCCTGTAGTTTCATAACTTCTCTTGCATAAGCTTCATTTGAAAGACCTAGCCGTTTGGCTAAGGCCACCTGCGTCTGTGTAAGACGGATTTGCTTAGGGGCAGTAGATCTAGTTGCAGGAGCAACTACGTTGGCTGCTTTTTGTGCGCGTACAGGTTTACCCTGCTCCGTCGTTTGAATATCTTCATCCCCAAATTCTTCAGGGAATCTTTTCTTCATTGTATTATCGATTTGCCGGTAGTACTCATCACTTGTAGGATCAACACCGGACCTGACCAATTTTTCGTGCAAGCCAAGCGCAAGGGCGGTCATCTCCTCGTTTGAGCCAAACCACGTATTTTTCTGCTGCCACGATTTAGCTTTTGGGTCTACTCGTGGAGCCGATGGTGGGGCTGCCTGTTCTTGTTGTGCCTGTTTTACATTATTTTCATCTTCGTGTCTAGCTGCTTTTTCTGCTGCTGCTTTTTCAAGTTCATTTAATCTAAGGGTTAGCTTAGTTAAAGCTTCTTGTGAATCAGCAATAGCTTCAGAATCACCAGACTCATAAGCCGATTTTAGCTTAGCTTTGGCGCTGTCTAACTGACCTTTAGCTGAACGAGTAATTTCATTCAGATAGGCGCGTTGTCCATTATTAATGCGTTCTTTAAGCTTTTTATTCTCTTCAGCTTGAGCTTGAGCAAAACGAATTGCCTCCTCTCGCTCTCTAGCTAAAGATTCTTTAGCCCGACGCTCGTCGTGCCAGACTTTTTTCATCTGGCTAAGGCGCTTCTTCACCTTATCCGAGTATTCTTCTAGATCATCTTTCTCCAATTCCTCCACTAGATTCTGTGGAAGTGGCGTACGACCCCGATCTTCAGCAGGGGTATCGTCTTCTATTTCTATTTGTAATTCTGGTTCTTCAGTATTAGGTTGGTTATCATCTATTTGTGCTTCACTCATTATAATCTCCTAGATTAAGCGCGACGGATTCCGCGTGGGTCATCCACAACGGCTTCTACTGTGTCATCGTTAATAATTCGCCATTCAGTGCCGTGAATAAGTACACGAGTACCTGCATAAGCGCGGGTAATAATGAAGTCGCCTTCTTTACACCAAGCACCGTCAGGGAATCGAGTTTTATCTTGATAGGCTTGAGGGCCTAACTTAGCGACGTAAAGAACAAGCGTAGCTTGCTCCTCAACACGAATGGTTTCACTAGCCTTAACAAGGCCGCTATCTCCATAAGTATCGTCTATCTTTGGCACCATACACAGGATGTGATACCCCGTCGGCTGAGGAACTTGTTTAGCTCTACGAGCTACTTCCTCTTTAGTATCTAGGATTAATACATTACTCATCTTCTCTCTCCAAACGTTTTGCAAGGTCTAATGTGATTTGCGTTGCGTGGTCCAGACCTGAGATGACCCCGCAAAGTCTTTGGTATTCTGCATAGTCTTTAACTACACCGGATGCCAATGTTTCTTTCAATTGTTCGCGTCGTTCGTTGAGTTTGGATTCAACGTAGTCCAACGGTGTTGTATAGCTCATTCTTTACCTTTTGGCGGTTGTTTAGGTTGCGATTCACTTTGTTTTTTAAGATTCAAAGTTGAACGATGTTTGTGAAGGTCTACATTAGTTTTAATGTTATTTTCTTCACGTTTTGCTTTTAATGCATCTAAGCTTTTACCTAGATCAATTCCAGCTTTTACGCCTTCAGCTTGCATTTCAGTTTTGTGTCTCTCAATTTCAATACCGGTCTTAGCACCCTCAATTCTTTCATCCATAGCTTGAGATTTAGCTTTCAACTGTATTTCAAGAGCTTTTATGTAGTTATCAGTCTTAACTTGTTCAGTCTTAAGTTGTAGCTCAGCCTGTTTAATTTGAGCATCAGTCTGTGCTTGTTGGGCCTTAATCTGAACTTCTTGCGCTTTAATCTGCAACTCTTGTTGTTGCATTTGAATAAGCGGATCTTGCGCCTGTTGTTGCGCCTGTTGCTGCGCAACTTGAGCTTGATTTTGTTGCATTGCTTTCTGTGCCGCTTGAGCCATTAGCTGAGCAATTTGCGCCTGTAGCTCAGGCGACATATCAACGTCATCCTCGTCCTCGTCTTTATCCTTATCCTTAAGCGGAGGTAATGGTGCACCCATTTGAGTTTCAATATCTTTGCGATACTGGAACGCAGTATGCTCCATAATATGTGCTTGTAATGCAGCCATAATTGCCTGTGCTTGTGGATTTTGTCCAACTGTTGCAGCAATTTTTGGATCCTGCATCATAGCTTGGTGTACTGCCAAGTGAGCTTGATGATCCTGAAAAATAAACGCTTTGAGGGGTTTGCCATTCATAGCATCCATATTCTCAGCTACAGGATCAGTTGGCTTTAGATCCTCCTTATCAGGAACAATCTTACTAACATTCTTTACACCCATATTCTCAATCATCTGACGATGTAAGAATGGTAGGTCATATAGCTGAGGCGCAGTCTGTGCTAGTTGTAGCACTGCTTGGTACTGCACAACACGTTGTGCCATTGTAGATGCGTTAGGATCCGAAACCGGAATCACATCAACGTTGTCATAGTCTTCACGCTTAGCCTGACGACCGCCTTTTTCAGGCTCATATGAATAATCTTCAGGGGTATTATCGCGAATAATGCCAGCAAGAATCTTAAACTCTTGCTTCATTGTGTAGTGAATGCGGGCTTGTACTGCACTCATTACCTTTAATATACGCTCCAGTACAGCAAGTGTAGTACCCACCGGAGTTTGCGCAGACATATCCGACACTTCAATATTAGCTACAGCAGCAAATTGTCTACCATCTGCAACAATCTTATCCATCAATGCTGCAAGAACTTGTGAGGGTTCTTTGTATGGTAGTGGCAAGATACTATCGCGTATCGCGCCTGATGGGACATCGACATCGCGCCATTCACCGGGTGCAATTGGGGTATCGTCGCCCTTAATACGTAGCCCGCGAGACTTCAAGCCGCCGGGCAAGTTAGACAGCGTACCGGCATCCACTAATTGACGTAATAACGACGTAGCTGAACGACTATGCCCACCAATCAGGTGAATCAAACCAAAGTAATAAAAACCAAAGCCGGGGATATAGCCGTAGTGTACAAAGTGCTGCCGCTTAGCTTTAGTAACATCGTCTTCTAGCCAATTACGACGGATAGCAAGAATTGTCTGTGTGCCCTTCTCAATCGTAACAACATAAGGTAGGGCAATCCCAGTCTCATTATTATCCTCATCTACATCCTCGTAGCCGGGTAGATCAAGCTCAACGTGGATTTCTAATAACTGAAATCTGTCATCGATTGACGACGAGAAGCCCTGCTCAGTCGCCTTCTGCTTCTCAACCTCGTCCATAATACGCATAGGTTCGCCAAGATCTACATCACGGTAGAACCCAGCAACTTGTAAGCGACGGACTTCGTTCTTTGTCTTACGCATACGATGCGTAACACGTTCAGCAGACTCAAGACTAGACGCACCATAAGGCACGATAATATCTTCAGCGGGAATAAAGACAGCAGTTTGACGGTCAAGCGAAGGATCAAAATAGATCTTTTTAAATGCGTTACCCGCTAAGCAAAGCGAGATCAACATACGCTCGTGTTCTGGGCGATACTCCTTCATCACTTCAGTTAATTCATAATTAAGATCCGTCTCTACACGTAGAGCAGCGTCCTTTTTATCAGGGGTCTCTCTCCCGATAATACGAGTTTTAACCGGCCCCGCTGCAGGGAAAGTCTCCATAATAGTCTCAGCTTGGAACTTAACTGCAGACTCCATCAATAAAGGATGTGTAACACCACAAGCACCGGGCCAAGGCTCAGTACGATCCTCATACTTAAGACCTAATAACTTTAAGCCATCAACGTATGCAGTTAGCCAGTCTTTACGAGATTGTAAATCTGAATCGTAATCACCTAACAATTCCCCAGCTAGAGACATCAACTCACCTTCGCTCATATATTCGGCGAGGTTGTCATCAAACTCTTCAGAACGAGGGGTAGCTTCTACCATATCAATAATGGCAACATCAGTCTCAGGAAGCTCAATATCAATAGAAATTTCTGGTTCTTGTTCAGCTAAAGAATCAAGACCTAATGGGGCTTCGTATAACCCCTTATCCGTATTTGATGCCATTAATAATATCCCCCACGTCGGTGGCTCTTGAACCATTTAGTCGGTTCTGGTTCATCGCTAGGTAATCTAATAAACCCACCCTGACGAAACCTCATCAGGGCAAGTGTTGTCGAGTCAACTAAGTCATCGTTACGCCCAGCAGGGAAGTCATTACACTCTTCCACAACCTCTTGCGCCCACCTATGATCAGGTGCCCATACAATTCCTGCAGAAAAAAGATCCGTAACTGCGTTGACTCTGCTAATCTTATCTTGTCCCCGACCCGGCGTAAACTCGCTTATGGGAACGCCCATTCGCCTCAGCTCCTGATATAGGGCTGCTCCGTTAGATTTCTTTTCGACAATGAACGCATCGGGCTCCCAGTCCTTATACTCATCAAGCACTAATGCTTTGAGCTCAGGAAATTCTAAGCGTTCTTTAATAGAGTTTAGCAGAATTATATTATAATTCTTAGTTTCTTCGTTGAAAAATACACCCCACGTCGTTAGAGCATTATAGTCTGCACGGTTAGATTTTTCTTGCGCTGCGTCGAGTGACATAATAATAAACTCACAAGACGGGGGGGTATCTTTTTCCCAAACATTCCACCATTCGCGCTTAATAAGCGCACCCTCTTCCGAGGTAGGCTCCTGCATATACTGGGCTTGCCAGTATCGTACATCCATCGAAGCTTTCTTTGCAAGTAATTCTTCAATAGACCAGAACTCAGGCCAAAGGGGTTTATCATTTAATATCGCCGGGAATTCAACCACTTCCCACTCATCCGCCCCTTCATTCTTGATCATATGATCAATAATTTTGCCGGTCAAATCAAGTTTAGACCAGCGCGTCATCACAACGATGATCGCACCACCGGGCATAAGGCGTTGGACGGGGCCTGACTGGAACCACTCATACGCTGGCTCGAAGACATCAGCGCGGCCTTGTTTGGCTTCTTGTTCGGAATGGGGATCGTCAATAATAAAGAGATCTGCACCACGTCCAGCCAAAGCCCCGCCCACACCAATAGCGAAATATTCACCATTAAAGTTAGTTCCCCAGCGAGATGCGCTTTTAGAGTCAGCTTGCAGCTCAACTTGCGGAAAAATGTCTCTATAGGCTTCACTACCCACTAAGTTTCTGACCCTACGACCAAAGTTCACAGCCAAATCGGCAGTGTGAGAGGCCATAATCACTTTCTTTTGCGGATATTTACCTAAAAACCACGCCGGAGCGAGGTATGAAATCATTTCGGACTTGCCGTGACGAGGTGCAATATTGACTATCACACGCTTCTTTTTGCCATTAGCAATATCTTCAAAAATCTGAGCGAGCTGTCGGTGGTGAGGTCCCACTTTATAGCCCGGATATACGTGTTGAATGAAGTCTAAGAAGCTATCTTTACCCATTTTTTGCGTAATTTGGGTCTGATATTGCTTCAAAAGCTCTGCAACTTGCCGCTTTTGCTTAGCTGGCATCGTTGGCAACGCTTCTTTAAGCGCTTGAAGCTTTTCTGGAGTCAAAATCAAGCGTTTTGCTCCGAATCTTCTTCAAATTCGCCTTCTTCTACCTCATCTTCCGTAATTTCTGTAACTAATTCGGGCATTTTCGTCCCAATTACCCGATACTCGATGCCTTCTAAGACCGTCAGCAGCTCTTTCTCTACCTCTTCGAGGGGTTTGACCTTAATAGTCAGCTCTGATTTCTTCTTAAATGCATCAACACCGTCTACTTCACCAAGCTTAGTCAGTGCAGCAATGCGGCTTTTGTCATCTTTGGCAGTTTCAACTGTCTCAAATAACTTATTTACTACGTATAACTTCAAATCAGCCAGCTCTTCGACAATCATATGATTGTATCGAGCAGCCATACCTGCATATAATGCGATAGTCTCGTTCGGATACTTCGCAAAATCAGGTTTAGTCTGTGGATCTTCGATCATAGCTTTAGCCAACGAATGTGCAGATTCCTCATCACTCTCGTCTGGTATAACCGGAATCCCAGTCAAATCACTAATTAGTTTAACCGTTCTAGCCCGCATATCAAGCTCTTCAAACGGCGACAGATTGGGCATCGCCTCTGCAGCATTAGCTGGCAAAGGGATATTCTCGTCAATGTCTGGTACTAATAGGTCATCCATTGTTAGGAACTATATACCAATTTTATATAGTGTACAACAATGTTTCACGTGAAACTTTAAAACTTAGCAGTGTTATGGAACTGCGCTAGGATGTGGCCTAGATTCTCGACCAGCTTCTCATTAGTGTATCGTTTAGGATCGGCAACCCAGAGCATCGCGTGGGCGTACTCGTGCCAAAAAGTTTGGTAGATCACAGCCCGCTTAGTAGTACGGTCGGGCTTCATTAAATATATAGTGAGATTGCCGGGGTCAAATTGACCATATAAGTCCCCACACTTACGCTCGATCTCATCCGCACTGAGTATCACCACTTTAATCTCGTATGCGCCAAGCTGAAAGGAGGTGGGTATCTTTTTCATAATAACGCCGCTACTTCGTCTGTTATTTCTTTAAATACACTTTCCCAATCTTTTTCTTCCTTCTGCCTAAACAATTTATGATTAGGATACCAAGGAGAGTCCGATCTATCTAATAGCCAACGCCAGTCTGGTAGATGTTTAAGCGCAGTAAAAGTCTTGACCCCCATTGCACCAGCCAGATGAGATAACGCTGTATCGGAAGTAATTACTAAGTCTACGCATTTCATTACTGCGGCAGAGTCAAGAAAGGCTGCGTCCTTACCGTCAAAATCTTCCGGCAAAGTCTCAACAGTCATACCTTCAGGCAGATCATCAAGCTGTTCTGCCCCGTAATTCCTTTGCAAACTTATAAGCCGTACACCTTCTAACTCCGATATCTGCTTAAACATAGTTACCGGAAATGACCGATTATGGTCTACTAAACTATTACTACCTTGCCAGCAGATAGCTATCTTAAATCCTTCAGTGCCTAGATAATTACGCCATTTGGCTATACGACTTTCTTCTGCAAACAAATAAGGTACTGGAGCAGGGATAGTATCTAATGTTGTCTTGAACGCATAACCAAGACTCATCATATGGCAATAATAGTCGTGGTCTGGTATGTCACTCTTAGTGGCTACTATCTGAGCGTACTGTTTTAAATTCTGCATTATAGGCAATAGTGGGGGATGTACCTCAAATATAACTTTAGCACCGAGCTCGTGTAGCTTTATTATATATCGGCAGAATTGTAGACAATCCCCAAGACCTTGTTCGCTTGATACATAAATTGTCTTCCCCTCAATGGGCATACTAATATCCCATTTAGGTTTAGAATATTCTGGCTTAGCATAAATTCTATCCGCGTGATCCCTTATACCGTTTTTATTTTTAAGGCGGTATTCATAAGAATGGAAACCTTCTTCAAGTCGGCCTTGTGCTAATAACGGCAGAGCTATACTCCAATGAGTGTCAGCACAATCTGGTTTTAATTTAGTCAGCGCTAGGAAAGCCTCGACAGCTTCTTCACGTCTATTTTGTGACTGATAAATATTCGCACGAGCTGTATGGGCGTTGATGTTATCTGGCTCAATACTAATGACTTGAGTGTAATCGGCTATGGCTTCTTCATACTTCCTTAACTCACCGTATATATTGCCTCTATTATTTAGAGCGGCTGAATTTTTTTCGTTAAGCCTAATAGCTTCGGCATAACAGCTTAATGCTTGATCAGTTTTCTTAAGTCTGTGATAGACCATACCCAAATTAGTATATAAATTTGAGTCGTTAGATTGTATTCGTTGAGCAGCTTTTAGCCACTTAAGCGCTTCAGCGTTGTTCCATTCATTAACTTCCTTACCTAAAATTACTACGCCTAATAGATGTACGGCGTTGTACCAATTAGGTCTATAGTTAATTATGTTCCTACATATGTGTTCAGATTCTTTTAATTTATTTTCTTTAAAAGCTCTAATGGCTTCTTTTAATAATTGTTCAAATTTATTATGGATGTCATCTATTAAGATTCTAGTAAGATTAAAAGTTTCGTCGGTCACGGTGGTACCCTAGTGCATTAAAGATAGTTTAAAGATTAGATTCTATTTAAAAATAATGCACGTTCGTCATTCCTCCGCTTTACTAGCCCCGGCAATACTTTACCGCCGCCCTTCGTCCATTTGAGGAACTCATTAGAGGCAGCTTCATATTCGCCACGATTATACTTAAATCTTAACCCACTATTCTGTAAATTGCCTAGACCTACATTAAAAGAAAAACTGACCAATGCGTCGAAATGATTTTGATTAAGAACAGAATTAGGACAGAGTCTAGCCACACCTCGTTCAAAACGCGCAAGGTCGAAATCAAGTAATGCATTGATTTGCTCCATAGTCCACACTCTATTATCTTCTGGATGAAGCCACATATTCTTGCGATCATCCAGCTTTAATTTTGCCTGTTCCGGATATAGTACGTGACCTACCCCTACGGTCCATAAACGAGCCGGGCAGAGATAAGGTTTAGTCCTTACACCCTCGTGGTGCTTAATTATTTCCTTTGCTTTATCTGAAGTCTTCATATTATACTAATTCCGTTGGGGTGTTAAGTTAGCACTTGAGGATGTTGACGTAATACGTTTTCTAACTTTCCGTATTGCCTTAGTCGAAGACCAAATCAAGCCCCAGCACTATTTTCCGAAAGCTCTACCACCGAAATGAAACGCAATGATTGAGGCAAACAAAGCCTGAGTCTCATCATCCCACAGCATATTAGCTAGTTGAGTAAAGTCTTCGCCCTTGTTCCAACCGTACCAGAATAGCCCAGCATCTACAAAGACTAATAAGAAAAAGAATCCGTATGTAATGATTGGACGCACTAGAGCGCGGAAGTTCTTAACCCACTGGCTCGTTCCTTCGTTGAGCGACATATCGTGCTTATATAGCTCAGTCATCTCCGCCTGTTGTGCAGCAATAGTAGATTGAGTAATGTCAGCAGCAGATTGTTGCTGAATCTGGTCAAGTCGAATTTCTTCTACGCGAGCTTGTGCAGCGAAGCCAGCCTTTTGCATTTCTAATTCGTGTGCAGTCTGCATCTGAGCCAAAGCAATCTCTTGCTTTTTATCAGCGCGATCCTGAAAGAAATCTAATAGCTTAGGTAAGCCGCCAGCTAAGAATGAAATTAATGTAGAGAATAGAGTGATCATTTGGTTTTCTTTCCTTTAGTCTTAGTTTTTACTACGTGGTCGCCCTTAGTTACAGTAACGTGGTCACCTTCTACGTCAACCTTCATTGGCTGCTCTTCACGGCTAATCAGTTCCTTAATCACCTCGAACTCAGGCTTCTCTTGCTTATCAGTTGCACCCGCTACACTAGCAAGCATAGAAATAAGTGCAGTCAGTGAGGCACCAAGTAACCCCATCACGGCGGCGATCTTGTCAGACTCTAACACAACGCTAGAACCTACGCCCACCAGCACGATAATCGTAATATATAAGAGTCCGTCCCGACCAATAGCTTTACCGGCTACTTCTTTAGCCGACTCTTTGTATTCACTCATTTCTGTTGGGCCTCTAGCAATTTAACACGAACCTGTAAGTCTTGAATCTTATCCAGCAATTCTTCTTTTACTTTTTGTCTAGCTTCAGCATCCTGTGGGCTACTTATAACGATGCCTTCAGGCGTAAGCAACATAGGCATCTTACTTTCAACACTAAACAGTCTATTATTAAATGAGGTGATCTCAGTTAGCAACCAGCCTACCCCCGCAACAAGTATAGGGAATAGCATTTCTATAGCTTTGCTCATCAACCCGCCAGTTTCTTTATTCATTATATATACCCCCCGGCATTATGGGAACCCATTATAAACGAGACGGGGGGGTTGTCTATATAGAGGGGGTGGGGGTAAGTAAACAAAACTATGAAAATTATGTGGTCGTTTGTGAGAATTCAACCCCACTCCGCGACCTCTCCCCTTAATCAGATTTTGGGGGGTCATACCCCAGTGGGTCTGAACAAAGCTGTTTTTTGACATCAATTCTGTATATGCTAAACTGTAAGTAAGTCGAGCGATGTTGTTCGGCTTACAGCGGGACAGTTGTCCCGCTGTCTTATTAATCTTTTTAAATAGGTAATTAAAAATGAAATCGACTGCTAAAGTAATTGCTAAATCTCACGCTGCTAAAACAATCAGTGTTGTACGTGAATTGTCACAGCGTAATTTTATTAATACGCCAATGTATAAGCTTATACACAATGAAGTGTTGAATATGGAAGACGCGGACAATGCGCGTAAATCATTGTTTACCGACTATTACTTACCATTAATACCTTGCAAGAAAAGCAAAGCAGGTAAGACAATATATTTAGATCTGGATATTAAGAGTCCTAAAGCTACCGCGCTTTATAATGACATCACTAATATACTTAGATCTGTATATATACTTAAGAAACATATCATCGGTAAGGATACTGATAAGGAAATCAAATTGAATGCGACTGAAGCAGATAAGCTTAAGATAGTCGCAGCATTACAAATGACTGATAAAGAAGTGAGAGCATTACCTGCTACTGATGATAAGTATCGTATACGTATTCACGCATTTGATTGGGTGAAGAAAACACGTCAACGTTACTACAAATCATTTGAAGCAATGTTAGATAAGCTACGTAATCCAGTTGCTAAGCCCACAGCTAAATCAAAAGCGAAAGGTAAAGC